AATGGATAGATACGCCTGATAAAATAAAGGGATTTAACTTCGCAATAGAATGTATTATTAAAAACATTTTAAAGAAACGGGTATGAAAGTGATATAATATCTATATGCCACAAAAAGGAAAAAAGTCTGTTGGTTCGGGTATATTCCCACATAAAAAACACACAGAAGAAACCAAGAAAAAGATAAGTGCTTCCTGTAAAGGTTTAAAACATTCTCCTGAAGCCATAGCACGAAGAACTGGGCGAAAACTTAGTGTTTATCACAGACAAAGATTATCAGAAGCACACAAAGGAGCTAAATCGGTTTGGTGGAAAGGAGGAGTTAAGCCTTTACACAAAAAGATAAGGAAGTCGTTAGAGCTTCGGTTGTGGCATAAGGCAGTTTTAGAAAGAGACCGTTTTACTTGCCAAAAAACAGGACAAAATGGAGGGAAACTTATAGTCCATCATATTCACAACTTTGCTGATTATCCTGAACTAAGAACGAGTATTGAGAATGGTATTACCTTGACGGCAGAAACTCATAGGGTATTCCATAAAAAGTATGGATATAAAAATAACACCAAAGAACAGTTAGACGAGTTTTTAAAAACCTAACCAAAAGTAATAGTATATGGGAAAAGACAAATTAAAATACGAATCACATTACGCAATTAATATAAACGTTAACAGTGAACTGGAAAGCATTACTATTATTCAAGAAGAAAATGTGCCTGACCGAGATGCCATCAAAGTAGAATACTACAAAGAAAAATGGCGAACTCCCGAAGAGTATGTGGAACTTTTAAAGAAAATAATAATTGTAGTTGAAAAGAATTTTATCAAAGGTCGGATAAAGTAAAGTAAGATTGGTGTTGCTAAAAAGCGTGATTGAAGGATACTGCCGAATAATCAATAAGGCAGATAGGTATAAAAACCCTGTTAGCTACAAGTCCATTCAATCCGCTTTTAGCCACATCAATCCCTGCACTACAGAAATAGAATCAAGAAACGGCACGGCTCCATACTTTGGTTTTTACTGGCCAGAGAAGTTGGCACGAGACATTCTTACGACAAACAATCAAAATGCTACGAATGGAGATTTAAAAACCACGTATTCTTAACTCAATGGGGCAGACTACAAACATATATCAACAAGAATTTAAGTTATTAGTTAATTAGAGGAGAAATGTATGAAATATAAAAAAATGTTTATCAAGGGTTTTATAGCAGTTTGGATAGTTGGTTCTTTAGTGGGCGGATTTTCTTATGCCAAAAGTTTATATGGTGAGGATTTTCCTTGCGACTGTGAAGAAATGGGATATGGAACGGTCGCAGTAGTAGAACTTTCATCGCCCCTATGGTATCCATTTAGAGCAATAGGATGGTTGATTGTTAATCTTTAGCCACATCAATACAAGATTATTAGTTAATAATATGTTATGAAACCTCCATTAAAACAAGGAAATAGTAATGATTTTCAAACTCCGCCTGAAGCGTTAAAGCCACTTTTGCCTTATCTAAAAAAGGAATGGACTATCTGGGAATGTGCTTGTGGAAAAGGAAATCTTGTTAAAGAATTGGCGGACAAAGGATTTAATGTTGTGGGTTCTGATTTATATGTTGATTATGGAAATGAACCTTTTAGAGATTTTTTAACTGATACTCCAAGTAAAGTATTTGATTGCATTATAACAAATCCGCCATTTTCTATCAAGCAGAAATTTCTTGAAAGGTGTTATAATTTAGGAAAGCCGTTCGCGCTTCTTTTACCACTCACCACTTTTGAAACAAAAAAACGGCAAGAACTTTTTAAGAAACACGGACTTGAAGTTATATTTTTTGATAAGCGAATAAATTTTGAAACACCGAATAAAATAGAAAAAAGTAGTGCTTGGTTCGCCTCCGCTTGGTTCACGCACGGCTTAAATATAGGAAAAGAATTAACATTTGTGGAACTCTAACCCTATATTATGATTAAGATAATGAAAGAGAAGAAGATATGAAGAAAGAATATAGACAAGAAAACAACATAAGGGGAACAAGGTATGATATAATTCTATATAAAGATGTAAAGGGTATCCCTGGTTTTGCCCCAAGTGTATATGAAGATGTAGAACTTTGCCGAATTTGTGTAAAGTTTTTAGAAGACGAACCCCCGTTTTTACAATTCTTTACAGAACCACCGAACCTTAAAATCGCCGAGGTAGAAGAAATACTAAAACTACTTAAAAGAGGATTTATTAAAAAAGATTTTCTCCTATTATGATTAAAGAAATTATTAGTTAATTAGAGGAGAAGTGAAAGAGAATGTGAGTTATCCACATCTAAACCATTACAGATATCAACCGTCCGTGATAAAATGTAAGTATGAAAACAAAACTTAGAAACAATCTCGTATCAGAAGCCGCCTCTGCCTTTGGCCGTAAAGGTGGTCTTGCTGTGTTTAAAGACAGAAAACACATGAGCGAAATAGGTAAAAAAGGCAGTAATGCCCGTTGGAAAAAAATTAAAAATAAAGAATAATTTTTATGGAAAAACAACCAACACCCGAAGAAATCAAGGCACAAGAGGTAGACTTTGAAAATGGACTGCAAAAGCAACTAAAGTATTAACGATGACAGTTTTTAATGAAAGTGTTGAAGATGTGGTCGCTAGATTATGGTTAAAAATTAACAAAAATAAAGTATGATATATCTAGGAATTATACTCGGACTGCTCATCGCAATCCTCATAGTGGCAACCCTGACTTACTTCCGTAGAGTGATAGAACACAAAGTGGAAATTATAAGCAAGCAGATTGAAGCCAAAGGCCCGAAACCCAAAGGATTTATCATAGAAGCGGAAAGCGACGCGGACGAAGCTCGGGAGCAGATAATTGCGGAGAATAGACGAAAAGGTCGAGATACCCCATTACAAGATTTAATTTAAAAAATATATGGATTCAGAATACAAAGTTGGTGCTGTTACAAAAAAAGAAACTGAAATAAGCAAAGTGATGAACAATTTGTCAAAAGCGGTAGAATGTCTTACTCAATCAGTAGAAGCAATAGAAGCAAGATTAACGGGAGTAGTAAGAAATAACAGACCTACCGAAACGAAAGAGAAAGAGCAAGGCGATACCCCATACGAAACAAACCTTGCCCAAAACATAAATAAAATCCACGATAAAATCCAAAGTCTAGAAGAAAGATTAAATGATTTATTAAACAGAATTGAACTCTAGTATGTCAAAAAAAACCCAAAAAACTGAAATAGGTCCAGACTTCTTAATAAAAATTGCCAAACAAGTTGATTCTTTAAAGTCTCAAGTTGAACTGTTATCTATTCAAAAACAAGAGGCTAGTGAAGACAAATCTCGCTTTAATTATTCTGTAACCTTTAGAGTAGCAACACTAGATGGGCAAGGTGAAACACAAAAAAGTTTTCTCAATGAATTGAGTGTTTTATTGTCAAAATATAACACAACTAAATTTACTTGTGATTTTAAACAATAATATGTCTAAAAACAGAGGAAAAGAATATAAAGTAGCACCTAAAGAAAGAATGAAAAAAGTATTTAATGCAGTAGTAGAGGGAGTAACTATGAAAAAAGCAATGATTGATGCAGGGTATTCTCCAATTTCAGCCACTGTTCCAATTTCTTTAACTAAAACAAAGGGATGGAAAATGTTATTAGAGCAAAGAGTAAGAGACGATAAACTAATCAATGTTTTAAATGAAGGACTAGACGCTACAAAACAACAAGGAATAGGCGGAATGGCTATTGGAGTTAATGAAGGTGAAGTGGGTAGCGTTGGACATATAGACATATTTGTACCCGATTATGCTGTTCGACACAAGTATCTGGAAACAGGACTTAAGCTAAAGGGGCATTATCCTAAAGACTCTCCCACAACAGCAGTGCAGGTGAATATTAACCGTTTCAAGGATTATGAATAAAAATATGAATAAAGTTAAATGTTGGAATTATAAGAGGTGTAATAATTCATTCGTGGAGTCTAAAAATTCTATAACAAAAATTATAGGAGAGTGTCAGGAATGTTCTGATAAGACGATTAGAAGTTATATAAAGGATACAGAAAGTATTTTATACCGATTTTGTTATGAGATTGTGTCTCCATTTAAGAGATTTTCTAAATTATACAAGATACTTTGGTATGAAATAAAATTGACCCAACCACGAGTGCTCAATGAAATACCGTAAATTTATAGAGGAGAATATGCGTATAGACGAGCCTAAGCAAGGTAAGCTAGTTCCTTTTGTTTTTAACACTGTTCAAAATAAATACTACAACGAACTCTGCCGAGACTACAACATAGAAAAGAAAGGATTATCTGTGCCGATAAGAGAAAAAATCTTAAAAGCAAGGCGTGAGGGATTTTCTTCTTTAATCCTCGCCCTTTTTGCTGTAGACGATATGACCCAAAAAAATCCTACTGAAACACAAGTGATAAGCTATCGTGAAGACGGAACTAAAACATTTTCTAAAAGATACAAACTTTTTATAGAATCTGCCTACTATTCTCTGTGGAAAGTAACTGAACCAAAAGATATTTGGAGTGTAGATAATGGAAACGAATTAGTGATTAAAAGAAATGGGGCTAGGTTCTTTTGTGGAACTGCCAGCGCGAGAGTAGCAGGGCGTGGAGGTGTGCTACAAAAACTACTCTTTACTGAATCCGCTTTCTACCCCGATACAGAAAAGATGACCGCAAAAGAAATTATAGACGGAACGGCACGGCAAGTAGATATAAACTCTGGGTGGGTATTTTCTGAAAGCACGGCTAATGGCTACGGAAACTACTACGAGCTAATGTGGCATCAAGCTAAAGCGGGACTAATAAGATACAAGCCACGATTTTATGGTTGGAAAGAATTTTATACACAGGAAGAATTTAATTTAATTGCTTCCGAGTTCGTGGATAAGAATATGTTGATGCAGGAATATCCAGCTACCGCAGAAGAAGCCTTTATTTCAAGCGGTTCCTCTTACTTTGATAATTCTAAAATCATAGAATACATCAAGATTGCCCCTGAACCTTTACATACTGGCTCTATAGCTCTCAAAGATAAACTACACCAATTCACAGAGCATAATAACGGAAACCTAAAGACATGGGAACTACCACAGCAGTATAAAAGCTATGTTATTGGAGGCGACACCGCAGAAGGTATTGAGGGAGGTGACAATAGTGTGCTAGAAGTCATAGATAATCAAAGTCTTAAATGTGTAGCCGAATGGTGTGGTAAGACAACACCCGATGAGCTTACTTTGATTGCCTTTGCTTTGGGTGAGTGGTATAATTGGGCGTATATGGGTATTGAAGTGAATAAAGACGGCTTGTGGGTTAATACCGAGTTATTCAAAATGGGCTATCCTAATTTATATTTTAGAGAAGCGATAGACGACATAACCAACAGAGTATCTTCAAAAGTGGGTTTTAGAACAGATGAACGCACCAGACCCTACATACTTGCGGAGTTGCAGAAGATGCTTTATAATTATACCGAGATATGGACAAACAAAGATTTTTTAAACGAGTGTTTGACATTTGTGAGAAATAAAGTAGGGCGACCTGAAGCAATGAGTAGTAAAAATGATGATAGAATTTTTGCCACAAGCATAGCATATGAAGTGAGACGCAACGCACCCAAAGAATTTTCAAGACCAGAAATAAAATCACAAGCGGAATTAAATGTGCAACGAAGACTTGAGATTTTATATGGTTCAAAGAATAGAAATAAAATAACCCAAAATCAATATATATGAATAGTATTTTCTTAAAAAGGTTGAAGCGTAAAAGAATTTTAGAAGGCAGAGTTAAATGTCATTTGAATAAATCTAGTTGTATAAGTGAACACGATTGTCCTAAATCAAAACCTATTATGTCTATAATTAAAAAATCTTGGTGGAATAAATTTATTAACTGGCTTAAATCTTTATTCATAACAAAAACTGGAGAAATGAATTGCCCATAAACTTAAAGGAAATAGACAGAAAAATAGAAACATATAATCCTCAAGGAGAAGAATTTGATGTCTGTGAATATCTAAAGAAACGCATACCTATTTTAAAAGAAACCAAAAAGAGTATTCTGGACGGCTTTAACTTTGAGCAGTTAATGAAAGACGCGGACAGAGAGTATATTCCGCACAACTTAAGAGAGAATAAATCAAGCTCTATAATGCTGGTGCAAGACGAGATAAAAGGATTAAGAGGCTCAAGAGTTGTGCCGATTACAGGGGCGGGCGATGACGAATGGCGTAGCGATGTGTCCGAGCCGATGTTGCTCTCAAAAGTTCAAACAGCTCTGGCTATCTTAATAGACCAAAATCCCGATGCCACCTTCAAGGCTCTGAACGAGAAGTTTAAGAGAAACACCGCTTTTGCCTATTCTCTGTGGAAGCGAAGTTGGATAGTGGCGAAGTCTAAAGATCAACTTAAACTCTGTGTGTTTGACTTGGCTAAATATGGCTGGTGCATCGGCAGAACTTATCCTCGCTATATTTCAAGAAAAGGCAAAGTATTGGTGGAGATAAATGACGACCACCCCGAAAAGAATAAATATAAAGATGTGGAGATAGTCCAATACAACGACATTTACCGGGAACGGCTAGACCCCCATAAAAGCTGGATAGACGATATGGCAAACCTATCAGACCCATTCTCAACAAATGACTGGTATTATGAGAAAGACTATTCGTGGAACTCTTTTGTAGCCGAGTTTGGAGATTATGCCAATCTTGATTATGTTAAAAAAGGGGGAAGGGTATTAAGTGAAGATGAAGACGATGATGATGCTAAGCAAATGCGAGACGACATCATCACAGTTGGCTTTTATGAAAGTGTGGATAAGGACTTATACGCTATTCAAATCCCTTCCCAGAATGTAACGCTGTTCTACTCTCCTCTGCCGAACGACAAAAAGAAACTATCCTGTTGGTGGACGATATGGAATATTCGAGACCCTAAGACTGCTTATGGTATCGGGTTGCATGAGATATTTAAGAACGATAAGGTTCTCTTTGACCGAGTAAGGAATATGACTGTGGATCAGCTGATAATGGCTATCTATCCGATGCTTTTCTTTTCTGGGGCAGGCGGGCAGACAGGCGATGGCACACTAACCATCTCCCCAAACACTATTAGGCAGAAAGTTCCAGGTACCACCATAGACCAAGTGGATATTAAATACGACCAGAGGGGTTGGGAGGCTACTACCCAAATACAAGAGGATATAGACGAGATAACAGGCATTACTCCCACACTTCAAGGCGAAACAACTGCTAAAACACTTGGACAGAGCTTGCAAGACAAAGAAGGCGCGTTAAAGAAACTCTCTACTCCGCTTAAAAACATTTCTTCAATGTTGGAAACCGAAGCCTTTATTTCTCTGTCGTGGATGAAACAAATCTACTCTATCCCAGAGATTAAGAAATTCGCCAATGCAGAAGAAATCCAAGCGTATGTGGATGAGACAGGCAAGCTGGCTCAGAATGTTCTACCCCTGAAAACAGATGAAATGGGACAACCTATAGAAATGCAAGCCGACTTCTTCCCTCAATTAGAAATGGCTTTAGAAGACAGAGACGGGGTACTAGTAGAAAGTAAAGAAAATCGCTTCTTTAATGTCGGGGCTGACCTTGACTTAAACCTGCTAGACTGGGAGGGAATGATAGAAGTCAAACACGACTCTATGCTCTCGCCTACGCCAGAGTTGGAACGCCAAAGGAAACTGGAACTATATAACCTAATCGCCCCAGCCATAGCCCAGATAGTCCTAGCGATAAAAACAGATGTGGATACCGCCCTAGCTCTAACTAAACCTGTTATTCAAATCTTAGAGTCTCAAAATGAAAAACCGAAACTATGGTTGCCCGATGAAGTAGTGAAAGCAATGGAAGATCCAGAAGCATATAAAGCACAGCTTCTAATACAACAACAAGAACAAATGATGATGGAACAACAGCACATAGAATCTAAACAAAAAATAATGAGTGATGATATAATTTCTAAAGGACCGCCATTATTTGTGCCAGCTAAGGGAGAAGCGCCAAAGGTCGTTGGGGAGGGACAGATTACGAACCCTGTAAAAGACTCTATGAATGAAATGTTAAAAGTTAGATAATTATAAGTTAATAAATTAAAACTATATGGAGAATGAAAATAGAGGTAATGGTTTGATAAGAGGTGTTTGTTTTTTATCTGTAACTGGAGATTATATTGAAAGATATGGATTACAAAATGCTCAAGAAACGGGGAAGTTAGATTAAATTTTGTTAGAATATAATGCTAGATAAGTCCACACGCTCGTCTATAAGAGGAATTTTACAAGACCCACGTTGGTTGTCTGTTGAAACTGCCTTTGCCGACTATCTTAAAAACTATTTCCTAGAAACTTCAATTAAAAGGGAGAATGAGTTTAACACCCTTTGGGAGGCAAGTTGGCGAGAAGGAGGTCAATATCATCTTGAAAATTTTATGAAATATCTTGAGGATGAAGCGAGTAAGCAGAATTAGTTATGATAAATTATCCATTTGAATACAAAAAAGGAAATCTCAAAATCTCACTTAACTGGAAAGATTCTGTTTTACCTTGTAAAAAAGTCAAAATTAAACTAGGCGATAATGAAGCTATTTTGTCAAGAGAGGAGTTTTCTACTCTAATGGCTGTATTTGCAGACGATAACCAAATGGAAGATATTTTACAGACAAGCAAGACTGATTTCGTGTCCATTGAAAGAATGTTGAAGCTCAAAGTCACCAAAGACACTAAAGAAGGAGAATACCTAGTGTTTCCCTACACTTATTGGATACCTAAGTCAGAGTATGAGTTGTTGAAAAGTTCTGGAGATATGGTTAAATTAGTAGAGAATAGTAAAAAGACCTTGAAAAGTTATGTATCTGATAATGAAGCCGCTAAACTAATGAAGGACATGTGGCTAAAAGGTAAACTGGAGTTATCCACCGAATCAAACTAGATCGGTAGTTTGCATAGATTATTAGTAGTAGTATAATATATAACATATATGACACCTGAGCATAAAGCAAAACTTAAAGAAGTAAGAGAAAAAGTAAAAGCTGAAAAAGACGCAAAGTTTGTTTCTAAAGACGACTTTACTAATTTTCAAACAAAAATTATAGATGTTCTGCAAAACCTTTCAGATAAAATAGAAGCCCAAAAACTCCCAGAAAGAAAAGTAATGATGGCTACTGAACCCGAAAAGATAGGCAAGGTGTATGCTCAACATCCATCTGCTCTGCCGGTAGTTCACAACCTAGACCAAATCAGTCCAGAGTATCAAACTATATTTGAGAAGTATTTTGATATGACTGATGGCTTTAAGGCAGATTTAAAAGGAGTGAATTTTAGAATAGAAGTTCCACTAAACCTATCTAATGCGATAGACGCTTACAAGGACTACTACAAGAAAGACATCAGACATAAAGTGCTTGACGGAAACGACATTGAGGGTTCAATGGAAAAGTATTGCAAACAAGTGTGTCAAAATTTGCACTATAGTCGTAGAATGATGTTAAAATTATAAGATAACTAAAAATCTATGGAGAATAATAAATATACATTCACAAATAAAGGCGACAATATAAATTTATTCAATGCTTTATCAGATAAACAATTAGGGCAATTATCAGGAGCCAAGTTTGCATACGCGGTAGCAAAAAATCTAGCAATCTTACAGCCAGAAATAAACGCTATCAAGAAAGCACTTGAAGCAACAGATGAGTTTGTGAAGTATGACGCTGAAAGAGTAAAGTTAGCCGAATCCCACGCTAAAAAGGGCGAAGACGGTAAGGCGGTGAAAGTAAAAAACGCGCAAGGAGTGGAAGAATTTACTCTTGAAGATAAAGAAGCGTTTGAAAAAGCGTTTGAGGTATTGAAAGAGGAACACAAAGCGGCGATAAACGCTCGTGAAGCCCAAATCAAAGAACAGAACGACTTACTAAAGACCGAATCTACTATCACACTGTATAAAATTGCCCTAGCGGATGTGCCAAATACTATTACCATAGAACAGATGAAACAAATAAGTGAAATTGTGGAAGATGCAATTCTTTCACCATTTACGAAATAACTCATTAATAATTTAAGGTTACCAACTTGGAGTAGTCCTGTGAGGTGGCTGAATTCCATCTCTGACAAAGGTTTACCTCCAAGTTACCTAGTCGGAGTTGGGCTTTAGCCACTTACAGAAATGTTGGTGGCTTTTGTTTTAACTTCTCACCGAAGAAGTAAAATAACGGTGTAAAATATATGACAAATGTAATCGCAGAGACAATCGCCCCCAGTGGGGCGGAGGAAAAAGACGAGCTTGAAATTAAACCTGAAGAACTCGAAGAAGACGAGAATGAGCAAGTCGTTCCCGCTTTAGAAGAAGAACCTTCAGAGGAAGAAATTAAAAAAGCTAGTGAAAAAAAGTCTATTCTTGAAGAAGTTTCAGGGGAACCAGAAATAGTTGTTTCTAAAGTCCCTGAAATTGAAGTTCTTAAACAACCCAACCCTGTTGAGGGCGAAACGGCTAGAGAACGAGGATTGCGAATAGAGATACAGAAACTTCGGGAGAAAGTTAGAAATAAGGAGGAGTTAATTAAAATAACCCCACCCCCTATGTCTAACGAAGAGTACGAAAAACTCAGAGAAGATTATACTGACGAGGAACTTGAAAAGGTGGAAAAACTTTTTGATGTCATCGGCAAGAAAAAAGGATATGTCAAAGCTGAAGAGATTTACGCTAAAGATAGTCAAGATACAGTGGAGGCTTTTATAGAAAAGTACCCAGAGTATAAACCAGAAAATGACCCCGAAGATGTAAGATGGGAAACCTTTAAGCGAATACTAATATCAACCTATAATCGTGCGGATAAAACTCCTAAAGAGCTAGTTAAAATCTACGAAAAGGTCCATAATGACGTTCTTGAAGAGTTCGGTGAAGCTCCCAAGAATACCATCGCTCCTAAACGCAACGCTGAAATTCAAAAGATTCGTAGTGTTTCTCATACAGGTGGAACGAAAACAGAAGTCGTTAAAAAGTCTAACGCGCCAACTGACCCTAAAGTCAGAGCGATGTTTAAGGACTTTGACGATGACGACTTCTAATTATTAAATAATTTACATAAAGTTTTAGTTGGAGTAAAACTCTTATGCTATTTCACAATGGCCGGATTTAATCGTGTGAAGGGCGGAGATAAGGGCTTTGAAGAAGTCGCTATCTCTTCCATAACTGTGGCCGTGGGTGATGCTCTAATGTGGGACTACGAAAACGAAGTCGCCATTTTAGGGACATCCTCAATGACCATAGAAAACTTTGCTGGAGTGGCGGTAGCAGCAGCTACTACGGCAGATACCACTGTGCTTATACAAAAGCCAGAGGAATTTGACGAATATATTGTTGATACTACCAGCAATTCAGCAACGACAGACAACTATCATCGGAACGCTCTAACCGATGAAGACGCGGTAGCGAACGGAGCAGATGTAACTGGAGACACTGGAGTGTTCCAGCAACTTGGAGTGGTCGGAGCAGCAGCAGATAAAAAGATTCGTGGACGATTCGTTACCCGTAACGATCGCGCTGCCTAATTACTAACTAACTAAGTTTTTAATTAGTTGGAGATAATTAAAACAGAAAAACAAAATGGCAAGCCCATTTAATTTAGGACAATTCGTAGACTCTACGAACCTAGCGATTCAAAAAATCGTAAAAAAAGAGGCAGAACCTGATTTGATGCTTAAAAAGTATTACAACTTCAGGACTACCGAAGATTTGATTGAGAAGGATTCTTCAATTTCAGGTCTTAAAGAAGCGGAATTTACCACAGAGAACGCACAAGTTACAGAAGATGTGCCGGTGCAGGGTTTTGACCAGAGCTATACTCAACAGCAAGTTGATATTCTCTTGCCGATGTCCTATCAAGTGTATAAGTTCGGTTTCAAAAAGAGAAAATTAACGAACTTCGTAAAACAAGTTCTTAATGCTCTTAATCGCAAGAAAGAAAAACTTGCAGCAGAAAGATTAACTAATGGTTTTGGAACAACTTATTCCCATCAGGGTATAGGTGGTAATACAACTATCACTATCACAGGTGGAGATGGTCTTGAGCCTTGGATAACAACTCACACTCGTGAAGATGGGGGCAGTTCAATGAATAATGTCGTAAACAAAATGGTTTCACCGTACCATATGCGACCTTTGGCTTATATATAAAAGCCATCGATAAACTTCTTCTGATTACATTTGGAAACTCTGACGATTGCTTGCATAATATACAACAGTAGAGTATGATAGTAGTATATGAAAAAGCAAAACAAGACAACCAGAGGCAAGTATGAACCCTTACAATTAGCTTATATCGCAGGATTCTTTGATGGAGAGGGAACTATATGTATAGGTAGAATAAAACCTAGACACAAGAAAGATAGTAAGAATACATATACTTTGACCGTAAGAGTAGTTGGGACAAAAAAAGATATTATCCAGTTACATTACGATTTATTTTCTCCTCATAGAACAATTAAATCCTATAAGTATCGCAAAGAGTTTATTGCATACCAGTGGACACTAACTTCATTAAATGCACTAAAATTTTTGAAACTTATAGAACCCTATATTATTCTCAAGAAAGAACAAGTAAAACTCGGGATTGAGTTTCAGGAAAAAAAGAACAAGGATAACTTTAGAGGATTATTTATTCCAGATTCTGAAATAGAAAAACGAGAAGAATATAGACTAAAAATGCGAAAGCTAAATGAACGAAACAAGTCAGGGTTCACGCACAGCCGCAACGACTAAGTGAAGAAGCTCCTCAATAGAGGATGAAGCGATAGTCTGAACTTATGAGAAATCATAAGAGGAGAGTCCGAAGTGTCTCTCCCGCCCTATGGGGTAGTAACAAAATGATATGACGGCACTACATATTCTTTGCCCTTCGGCTATGCAGGCTACAAAGCTGCTATGCGAACAGCAGGACTTATGGTAGACCCTCGTGGCAATCCAATGCCAGCAGCCTTAGATACCCTTGTATGCAAATTTAATTCTTCAGTGCATTTTAAGGCACTGGAAATTTTAGGAGCTATCAAGAAAGGCAAAATTCCAGAGTCCAACGACAACGATGGAGCTGGTCTCCCGGCGTTTGAAATTCTCCCATTAAAGTATCTTACTAAAGATGCGGCTTGGGGAATGTTTGATTCATCTTTGAAATCCGATGAGTATGGATTCCAACACATTGAATCAGAAGCAAACAATGTAGACCCAGTAAACATAGTTGCAAAGACACGCGAAATGCAAATCGTGGGGCATACATTATTCAGAGAAGGATTTAATGATGTAGCAAGGATGTGGGTCTGGAGCGAAGGGGATTCGACAACTTCCTAATGATTTTGTCAAGTGGCACAACAATATAGATTATTAACTAACAGAGAAATCCCGAAGTGGGTGAGAACAACTTGGTTCAAGATTCTATACACGGGAAATCTCTTAAAACAAAATGAGTGTAATTTCAGCTAATCCTTACAGCTCACCAAAAAATATCAACCTACGGGATGGTATTTTGAGGTTTGATGTAAGTAAAACTTCAAATCCTTTGACCAACGACTCAACTGGCTGGGGTCTTTATGTCAATTCTTCAAACGAATTGGTATTTTGGAATAAAACGAGTATCACCACACTTGGTGGAACTGGTGGCGCAGGTGGTTCATTAGACGAGTCATATTCTGACGGACACACTATCACTGTAGATGACGGAGCAATCATATTAAACGATTCTACGGCAGGCGCGGCAAATGTGCTTGACATAAACAAATCAGGTGCTGGCTCAGGTAATTTAGTTGATGTGGATATTACAGCCGCCTTTACAGGCAATGTAATAGACATCAACTACGGAACTGGCGTAGCATCACAGGGTATTCTATTTACCTCAACAACTGATGCAAGGACAGGTTCAGATATTAAATTTACTGATACCTCAACGGGAACACATAACAATATAGAAATTAACGCTGGTGGTTCAGGAGCGGGAACGGGCTTTGCCTATACCAACTCCTATAACGGCTCACCAGGAGGCAATGCCATCTCTCTAACATTTGATAACGCTGATGGTCTTTCAACGGGTGGTATTCTTATCACTCGTGGAACAGGTGTCAGAACTGATAATGCTATTGCGATTGCGGACGCTTCAACAGGAAATGTGTCTATCATAGACATTAATGTTACTGGAGCTTATACAGGAGATATTCTTGACATAAACTTCTCAGCAGCAGCAACAGGCGCAGGTATTCTTATCACCACAGGTTCAAACTTGGCTGGTAATGCTATTCAAATCGTTACCGCTAATGAAAGAACAGCCCCAGTAGTTCTTATTACTTCGGCTGGAACAGATGGAGGCACAGATGACCATATCTTTGACATCAATGTCAGCGGACTTTTGAATAGTAATGTTATTGACATTACTTATTCGGTAGGTGCTTCTGATGGCGATGCTCTTTATGTAGATATGGCGACTAACCTCGCTGGAGCTGCATTAAAGATTGCGGCAACAGGCACACGCACTGATAGTTTGATAGATATAACCACAGGCGATGACGGTTCTGTTGACGGAAGTGTTATCTTTGTTGATAACACGGCAGTTCACACTGGTAGTTTGGTTACTCTTACTACTTCAGCGGCTGCAACGACTGGCTCTTTGCTTCACTTAAACTTGGATGCGGGTGTCGCCTACAAAGCGATTACCTTTGACCACGCTGGAGCAAGGACAGTAGCAACTATTCTGGCAACCTTTGATGGTACATTCGGCGCAACAGGGGGTGGAACATTCCTTGACGCTAATATCTCAATGACAGGGGCTTTAGCTTCGCCATTTATAGATATTGATGTTTCAGGGGTATATACAGGTAATATTGTAGATATTGCTCTTGGTTCGGCTTCAACGGGTGATGTTATCGCAGTAGATATGAACGCTGGCCTAGCGGCTAGGTTCTTATTCCTAGACGCAGGAGGTGGAGCAAGAACAGCAAACTTAATTACCGTAACTAATGACAATACTGGTAACATTGACTTCATGGAAATCAATGATTCCAACACTGGAACACAGCATGTCTTTGACATCAACTCTTCAGGAGTTGGTTCAGGAAACGTTATTGACATTACTTATTCGGCAGCCGACACAGGTGATGCTTTGAAAGTAGTAATGGCTGATAATGTGGCTGGCGGAGCATTAGTTATCACTGGTGCAGGCGCTAGGACTGATAGTATTATTGATCTTGTAACAGTAGAAACAGGAAGTATTGATGGAATAGTATTATTCTCTCAAACTACTGGTATCTTTACCGGACACGTTCTTACAGTTTCAGCGACAGGAGCTTGTACGACTGGTGGATTAGTTCACTTGGAAACAGGTACTTCTAATATTGCTGGAAAAGTAATGACAGTGGACACAGCAGGGGCAAGAACAGGGGAACTATTCCTCTTTACCCTTGACCACACCTTCGCCTCAGGTGCGGGTGGAACACTCTTTAATATTGATATTTCAACTTTGACTGGAGCAGCAGCCTCACCTTTGATTGATATTGATATTACGGGTGGTGTTCATACAGGAAACATCTTTGACTTCGCAACCGATCAAGCCTCAACGGGAACCATATTTGAAATAAATATGTCTAATGCGGTGGGTGCGATAGTGCATAACTACACACTTGCAGGAGCAAGAGTAGCGGACGCTATTGTAATTACTGATTCAAGTTCAGGTTCAGTAGACGTATTCCAATACACCGGAACATCAACAAGTTCAGGACACATCTTCAATATTGATATTGGAAATGCTGTCTTTACTGGAAATGTTCTTGATGTATCTTACACAACTGGTGTTTCAACCGGTGACGCTATTAAATTAGCAATGGGAGCAAACGTGGGTGGTCAGGCTATTATTATAACTTCAGCAGCTACGGGTGTATCTGGTGAAGGTTCAGCATTAGATATTACCCACACAGGAGCATTAGTAGCAGGCGCGAATTTGATAGACATTACCTCAAATGGTAATCACTCTTCTACTTCACACATTGTTTCTATTGCTTCAACCGGTACGCCAACATCAGGTTCTTATTGTCTGTATATTAACGCTTCTGGTAGCGCGGGTGAAGCTATTAAAGTTGATGCAGGAACTGTAACTTTTGATGAAACACTCACAGTTACAGGTGCAACGACACTTAGTTCAACCTTAACTTATCAGCAAATGACTGAAGTTGTAACAACTACAAATGTTATTACAGCAGCAGAATCTGGGACTACTTACTTCTTAAACGCGGTAGGTGGATTCACTTCAACACTTCCAGCACCAGCAGCAGGTTTGCACTTTAGATTTATCGTGCAAACAGCTCCAACAGGAGCATCATATATTATCACTACTAATGGTGGTTCTGATATATTAAAAGGTATGGTTGTTGAAAGAGCGGGTGGGGCAGGTGTAGCAGGCACAGGACAAGACGTAATTAACTTTGTACTAAACCAATCTATTGCAGCTGATTATTATGAATTCTACTGTGATGGAACTACTTGGTTTGTGAACGGTATGGTTAATGTGTCAGCGGCTTGTACATTCGCAGTAACTTAAAACTTAATAACTTGGTTTCATACTTGGGAGGCTTATACCTCTCAAGATATGGAACTAAGATTATCAACTTAACTTAAAATAATTATGTATGGAATATGACGAATTTTCAAAAAATGTAGTAGTGTCGTTCGCAAGTTCAGGGGATAATGAAATTATTTCTGCTCCTACAAATGGCAGAATAGTAATAGACACTTTGGCAATTGTGCCAAACTCAGCTGTAAGTCTTAAACTTATTGCAGGCTCCAGAGACCAAAGTGGTGTTTATTCCCTTACAGCTAACCAAGGATTTACTTTAGATAACCCTTCAGGTAGCAGGTGGGGTGTAGTTAGATGTCTTCCAGGAGAAGCATTTAAGATAAACTTAGGTTCCGCGGTGCAGGTTTCGGGACTATGCGACTACAGAATTATAAATGAATAATGGAAGCAAAATGGCAAAAACAACATAAGGAAGTAATGGAACTAGAAGAGAAGAAAAATAAACTTCTTAGTGAAATTGAAGTTCTAATTAAACAAAGAAACGATTTGGTTGCCACCTTAATTGACATACGCAAAGAAGTAAGTGTTCACGGAGGAGACTACGAAGAGATAACTGCTGAGAGAGTAAAAGTAGTGGATGAGCTAGATAAAAAGTTTATTGTTTTAAAGGAAGAAATTAATAAAAAATCAGAAAAACAAGCAAATCTTTTTAAAACAATAAATGTTCTTCAAAACTTAGTTAAAGAATTAGAAGAGAAAGAGCAAAATAAAAAAGAAAACAAAGAACAACTTAGTGATGAGATAATAAAACTCAATTCCGTTCTTAGTGAATTAAAAACTGTTAAACAAAATGAAATAGAAGAAAAAAGACTTATTGTGCAAGGGTTAAAAGACAATTTAAGTGAAATAAAAAAAGAACTACATAATACTAAAAGGGAACTAGACAACAGAAAGGCAGAGATTTTAAGAGAAGAAAGGCTTTTAAGTATTAGAAGGTCGGATTTACAAATTTACGAAGCTCGTATGAGGAAGAAGTATCTAAACGAGACATTCGTATTAAAAGAATAATTTATGATACTACTACCAAAATTACGCACAAAAACAGGGGAAAACTTGGGAGTTGAAATATTTATCTCTCATCCTGACCTTGAAACAGAGTCTACTTTTATAGTTACTGATGTTTCTGCCTCGGTATCTGCTTTCACAGTAGATAACGGACTTAAATTCGCCGCCAATGAATATCTGGTAGTTGGCAGGTTCGGTTATGAGAAAGCCGAGATAGTAAAGATTTCAGGAACACCAACCGCAACGGCAGTAAATGTTTCTACAACTAATCACCCGCACAACAGAGGCGAAGTTTTACAATTTATTCCCTATAACCAAATAGTTTTAGAATACTCAACAGATGGCACGACTTATGTTGCACTTACTACGATAGATATTCGAGCCGATGCGACTGAAACCTACTATAACCACACAGCAGGGCTTTCAACCTATTATTACCGAGCAAGATTTAGCAACTCTACCACCGCAGGAGTATCAAGCGACTCCGATGGTGTCATAGCTACAGGAGACGCAGAAAACTCCGCAGGAGCAATCATCCGAGACGCACTTGTTTCTATGGGTGAGAAAATAGACGACGAAGTATTTACTAAAGAATTTTTACTTAGAGCTTTAGATGAAGGTAGAGACGAGATTGATTTACATGAGAACACAGGCAGATGGGCTTTTAGAACAGTCTTTGATTATGATATAGGTGATTGTATTCCAGGAAGGAATACTTTAACTTTACCGACAGATTTACGAGACCCAGAAACTTCTAAACATATTCTTTCAGTAAGGATAGGTAGAGACGCCTTACCTCTTGTTTGGATGGATAAAATAGAGATGAACAGATGGTATCAGGGTATAGCTCATTCAGCTTTAACTAACTCAATCACTTCCGCTTCTACTTCCATTGTTTTAACTTCTACAGGAGACTTTGATGAAAGTGGGGCAGTTGATATTGCTGCTGAGGACATAACTGAAACAGTGGATAACGCTGACTATACAACCAACACCGAAAGCACTAAAACACTTGGCACAGTCACAAGTATAGTCAATAGCCATTCCGCAGGCAGAGATGTTTGGCAGGGAGTTTCATTTGGAACTCCTACGGGCTTTACTGTGGATAACGGAGTGATTAAGTTTAATCAACCTTTTGATGATGATATAGCTGGAGAAAACGTGTGGATTGATTACTACGCAAAAAAGACACTAGCTAATAGTTTTGGAGATACATTAGATGAGAATTTTTATAGAATTTATCTCCCTTATATGCGATACCGAATTAAACTACGAAAAAACTCCGCACTAGACATTAAAAACGACCCAGACTACATAGCTTGGATTCAAAAAAAAGAAGCTCAAATAAATAAGGAATTTTCTGGTCAGAATTTAATAATTAAAGTAGATATACCACGATAATGGAATCATTGCCACTAAAAGTTGGTCACCTTGGAATTGTGAGGGAATCGGCTGTTGATGAGACTTTAATCTCACCTGAAAGTGTTGAGTTTGCTATAAACTTAAATTTTGACAGGATAGGCTCGGCACAATTACGAGATGGATTAACTACTTTAGGAGCGCAAATTGCTTCTGGTGAAGTGCTGGGAATGTCTAACTATAGAAACAACGCAGGCACAACTTATGGATTATTAGCTAAAGTAAGTTCGTCAATCTATAACTTTAATGGCACATTATGGAGTTTAGTTAGGTCAGGACTATCCCCTACTTCTAAGGCTAGATTTACCAACTTTATAGACCTAACTTATATGGTAGATGGAAACACTGGTAGTTCGGTTGCCACTTACAACGGCTCTACTTTTGGTTCTACTAATATTGGTTCTTTACCAACAGGAGACTTTATAGAAAACTATCGTTCAAGAATATGGGTAGCTGACAGTGCCACAGACAAAGTTTATTATTCAGCAGTTGTTTCTACTTCCCAGACTATTTCAGGTGGCACAGATTTTATACAAGTCTCCCCCCAAGATGGAGAAAAGATTACAGGACTAAAAAGACACCCCTCGGCTTTATTAGTCTTTAAACAAAATCACGTTTATAAAATTAAATCCACGACTTCTGTAGACCCTGACCCTTCTATTCAACGAGGCACTTATTCAAACGAGAGTATTGTTGAAGTGAAAGACGGCATTTACTATCACCACCCAACTGGATTTTATAAGTTTGTCTTTGAGGGAGAACAAGATGAGATTTCAAGACCTATTATTGATGTGGTAGAAGCTATATCCCGAAGTAGTTACGAAAACATCATAGGTTGGGCTGATAGCGATCACCTTTATTGGAGTGTGGGAGATCTTACATTAAAAGGCGTAAGCTACTCAAATGTAGTCTGTCGATACACTATTTCAACCCAAGTTTGGACACTTTACTCTTACGCAACAGAATTAAGAAGCTCCACTCTTTACGACAATGGAACACTTTTAAGATTGATAGTTGGAGATGAAAACGGCCATCCTTTTGTTTTTGATAGTGGTACAACCGACAATGGAACGCCTATTTTTTATGATTTACAAACACATCCTCTTTATTTGACTACAATTAAAATGCAAGATAAAGAGATTACTGAAGTTTCTGTTGTGCATGAAAATGCTCAAGGGGCAACTATTTCTCATCAAACAAATAACGAGAGTTGGAAAAACATTGGAACAATTACTAAAGAGATAGTTCAGGCATTTAATACTTCTGCTAAATTCAAGAAGATTAGATTAAGATTTTCAGGAAATAGTATAGGTAGTCAACTCATTTTTCGTGGATGGGAACTTCTTATTTTACTTACTAATGGAATGAAAAAACCATGAGTACTAATTTATACCAGTTCGTAGACCCCAGTTTGTATAAAATAGACCCCATTAAGTCTGCCACTCTTTCAAATACCAAACTAGACAACAATATCTACACGGGATTTATAGAAGTAGATGTCGGAGGGTTTAGGCAAGGTAAATCTACTTTTGATAATGTGGACACGGGTTTTATTTTAGGCATCCACGACGGACTGGCAAAGTTTTATATTGGAAATACCACCTCTTATTTAAACTGGACTGGTACACAACTAAATATTAACGGACTTGTAGTTGATGGTATTCGCCTTAACCCTACTCTTTATGGAGCTTCAACCAATGGAACAGATGCTTATACTTTAACTGTAGATCCAGCTCCGACTGCCTATAACACGGGTCTGGGAGTATTCTTTAACGCTGATGTAGCCAATTCAGGTGCAGCAAGTTTAAATATAAACGGGCTAGGAGTT